CTAAACTTGAACAAAATGTGGGCGGTGTTGAAACACTGTTTAAAAAAAGTTCTAAGACTGTAATTGCAAACGCAAACAAAGCGTATAAAACAGCAGGAATGTCCGCAAACGAGTATATGCAGAATGTAACAAGCTTTTCTGCATCATTATTACAAAGTTGTTCGAAAGATACGGATAAGGCCGCGAAAGTTGCCGATATGGCAATGATTGATATGTCTGATAATGCAAATAAAATGGGAACCAATATGGTGGATATCCAAAACGCTTATCAGGGATTTGCGAAGCAGAACTATACAATGTTGGATAACTTAAAACTTGGATATGGCGGAACCAAGACAGAAATGGAAAGATTGCTTGCGGATGCATCCAAGATATCAGGCGTTAAGTATGATATCAACAATCTTGCAGATGTATATAATGCGATCCATATCATTCAAAAAGAGTTAGGTATTACAGGAACGACATCTAAGGAAGCAGCAACAACGATTGAGGGATCAATGAACAGTGCAAAGGCTGCATATGATAATTTCTTAAATGGTTCAGGATCAGCGGAAGAACTTGCAGATTCCATAGCAGTAATGATGGAGAACATCGGAAAGAATCTTGGAGAGATCATTCCACGTTTGGCAGCTACAATCCCGGAACTTTTTAGTACATTATGGGATGATATGAAAAGTGAGATGCAGCAAGGTGTTCAGGTTGGAGCCGAAATGATCACCAACATTCTCTTAGGTATAACAGAAGGGATACCAGATTTATTATCTGTAGGTGGTCAGGTTATTATGTCGTTGGCAGGTTCAATAAGCTCTGCATCACCTCAACTTATTACAGCAGCAGGAACGGCAATACTTGCACTTGGGTCTGGAATCATGCAGGCGTTGCCGCAGATGATTAGCTATGGAGTGCAGATCATAACGCAGATAGGAAACGCAATATCACAAGCAGCACCAGAACTTATACCTAAAGCAATTGAAGCCTTAGCTCAATTTGCTCTTGGTTTAATTTCTGCATTGCCACAGTTGATCACTGTTGGAATCCAGATGATCACTTCATTAGCACAAGGACTGATTAATTCGATCCCTTTATTGATTGAGTATGTGCCACAGATCATCAATTCATTCTGCGCTGCGATAGATACAGGATTGCTGCAATTGATCGCAGCAGGTGTAAAAATCATTGCAAATCTTGTTATTGGAATTGTTCAGGCCATTCCGCAGTTGATTGCCGCTTTACCACAAATTGTTCTGGCGATTGTAAATGTTTTTACTCATATAAATTTATTTAGTGCTGGTAAAGCAATGATCACAAATCTAAAAAGTGGAATTGTGAGTGCAAAAGGTAATGCAGTAAAAGCATTTAGTGATTTGACACAAAGTCTATGGAAGAAAATCACAACAACCAATTGGCTTAGTGCAGGAGGCAACATAGTATCAAAGATTGCTTCTGGAATTTCCATGTTCGTCAGTAAAGCAGCATTAAATGCTCAAATTCTTGCAAGAGTGATAATGCAGAATATCACAAAGATAAATTGGCTTAGCGTAGGAAAAAATGTAGTATCCAAGATTGTTTCTGGATTATTAAGTTTAGTTGGAAAGATGGCAAGCACTGCAAAAAGCTTAGCCATGCGTGCTGTAACAGCATTTAAAGGAATTAACTGGGGAAGCGTTGGATCAAACATCGTAAAAGGTATCATTGGTGGTGTTGGTGCGATGGCTGGATCTTTGTTAAGTAAAATGCAAGGACTTGCAAGTAGTGCCTTAAAGGCGGCTAAGAAAGCATTAGGAATCAAATCGCCTTCTAGAGTATTCAAAAAAGAAGTTGGAAAACATATTGTAACAGGTATTATATCTGGAGTTAATGCAGAACAACAGAATCTTAAAAATACGATGAAGAATCTGTGTAATTCGGCTGTATCATCTGCAAAGAATGCAAGTAAAAATGGCAACTTTGAAGAAATCGGGAAAAATTTAACAGATGGTTTATCTTCTGCGATGGATACGCAAGTATCAAAAACAACAACGCTTGGTAAGAATCTGATTAACAAAGAAATAGCATCTGGCAAAACAAAAGACACTGATAAATACGATAAAAAAATTAAAAGCCTAAATAAACAGATTAAGAAAGCAAAAAAAGAAAAGAAAAGTACAAAGTCATTAGAAAAACAATTAAAAAAGGTAAAGGCGCAAAAATCAGCTGTTGTTAGTGCTTATTCAAACTTAGGAAAATCAATGATCACTGCTTACAGTAACGCAGTAAAACAGCAAGGCGAAGCAATCATTTCAGCAGCAGAGAAAGAAATTGAAGAATTATCAGCTGCTTATCAAGAAAAATACAACAATCTTATCCAACAACGCAGCGACATGATTTCTAAGTTGCAAAGCGCAGGCTCTCTTTATGATCTCGATGGTGATCTTGAAGCAATTAAGAATTATCAGAATCGAATCAAGTCTTTAAAAGGGAATATTCCAGATTCCTTAATGCAACAGATTCTTGGTATGGATGTAGCAAGTGCGAATAATTATATGGAATATTTACAGTCATTGGACCCTGCGAAATTCCAAGATTATATAAGCAAGTGGAATGAACTATATAATGGATCAGAGGAGTTTGGAAATAGTTTCTTTCAGCAAGATTTAAATAATTTAGAAACAAACTATTCAAAAGAGCTTGCAACAAAGGCGAATAATTTACAAACAAAGCTGAACAAGATCGGGCAAAATACAATGAAAGGCTTCATTTCTGGTATGACTTCTCAGACAAAGGGAATGACAAAAGCCGTTAATAGTATGTGCAATACGATTATTAAAAGCATGAAGGATAAATTAAAAATCAAATCCCCATCAAGGGTGATGAGGGATAAGATCGGTAAGTATTTACCGCTTGGATTAAGTTCAGCATTTGATAGATATATGCCACAAGCTACAACTCAAATAGAAAAAGACATTGATGCTTCTATATTAGCAATGCAACGAAAAGTCGGAACGATTGAAAATCAAGGATTTGATATTCCAAGCTATAACAAAGTAGGCGGAAATAATCAGATTATTATGCAAAATAACACAGACCAAAAAGAATTATATGCGGAGATTCACACGACTGTTGAACTAGATGGGAAAACGGTTGGAAAGCAAATAACCCCATATGTTAATAAGAATCTTGGAGAAAAGCAGCAGATGGCAGAAAGAAGGAGTTGATAATATGTTTGATGTAAAAATTGGAGATTATAGCATGTATGAAGATTTTGGATTGCAGGCGTTATCAATTGATCCGGGATCGGCAGAAGTAGATGAGAAATTTAAAGAAATCCCTGGAAGAAATGGGGATTTAGATCTTACAGAGGTTTTGACAGGCTTTCCGGTTTACAAAAATGCAACGATGAAACTTTCGTTTGATTTCAAAGACGGCAACTATGATCTTTGGTTGATACGAGGAAGTGAACTGAAAAATAAACTTCACGGAAGAAGAATGAAGGTGATTTTGGGAAATGATTCTTTTTACTACGAAGGAAGAGTATCAGTTAATACCGATAAGATAAACAAAAAATATAGCACGGTAGAAATATCAGTGAATCGTGATCCATATAAACTCGAACAATATTCTTCATTAGAGGATTATTTATGGGATGATTTTAATTTTGAGAATGGGATCGTCAGAGAATATAACAATTTACAGGTTAATGGAACGTTAGAGGTTATTATTCCAGGAAGAGCAATGATGGTTGTTCCCGTATTTGATTGTAGTTCTGCAATGACAGTTACATATGATGGAATAATTTATGATCTACCGAAAGGAAAAAGCAGAACACCAGACCTGTTATTAAAAACCGGGGATAATAAACTAACATTCAAAGGAAACGGAACGGTATCTATAGATTACCGAGGAGGGAGTTTATAAGTGTACAAAGTGATGATCGATGGAAAATATCTGTATCATCCATGGGATAGGACTCAACAGATTAATAATCCTAAATTAGATACTGAGTTAAATAAAAATGGTTCTTTTTCATTTTCAATCTATCCAGATAATGAATTTTATGATTCATTCAAAAAATTAAAAACGATAATAAAGATAATTTGTTTTGATAGGGTAGGGGACGAGAAAGAGATTTTTTGTTCCAGAGTACTAAACGAGGAAATTGATTTTGATGGAGAAAAGACAGTCACATGCGAAGGAAATATGGCATATCTTCTTGATTCTATACAGAGACCTTATAAAGGAGATTATACACCAGATTCATTATTCCGTTTTTTTATTGATGTTCACAATGGACAGGTTGATACAGAGAAGCAGTTTCAAATTGGAAATATTACAGTAATAGGAGAAACAGCAAGTTATGACGAAAATGATTATAAAGACACATGGACAGCAATTGAGAATAATCTCATAAATGTTTATGGTGGTTATATTCGTACAAGAAAAGAAGATGGTATTTATTATATTGACTATCTGAAAGAGTATGAAGATCAGAATGGACAAAGTGTTACATTTGGAAAGAATATCCTTGATATCACACAGTATATAAAATCGGATGATATTAAAACCTGCATCATTCCGCTAGGAGCAACAAATAGTGCAACAGGAAGAGCGATAACGATTAGTAGTGTCAACAATGATTTAGATTATATTTATGATCAAGCAGCGGTTGATGCCTTCGGGAAAATATTCGGAACTGTTAGTTATTCAGATGTTGAAAGTCCACAGATTTTAAAAGATCAAGCAGAAAAACATTTAAAAGATTTAATAAATCTATCCATAACAATCGAACTCAAAGCTATTGATCTTAAGGATATAGGAATTGATGTGAAGCAGTTAGAAATCGGAGATAAGATTCCTGTAATATCAAAACCGCATGGAATAAATTCTTATATGCAGATAAGTAAAATAAGCAGAAACTTAAAACAACCAGATGATAGCAGTGTTGTTCTTGGTTCTACCATAAAAGCATTGACTGATAAACAAACAGATAACACAAACAACTTATCTGCAAAAATAAACGAAATCCGTACAGAAATGTACAACATATCAGGGAACAACATGGAACCTATCACAAACGAAACACTAGAGGGATTGTTAAATTAAAATAGGAGGGAAAATGGCAGATAAAAATTATCTTGATTCTGATGGGGTCTTATATCTCTGGCAGAAGATTAAAGCAAAGATTACAGATGCGATAAAAAACAAAGTTGATAAAGTAGATGGTAAGGGACTGTCTACGAATGACTATACAACAGCAGAAAAAACAAAGCTCGCAGGGATCGTGGATGGTGCAAATAAATATGTCCATCCTACATCTTCTGGTAACAAGCATATTCCAAGTGGTGGAAGTTCTGGACAGATTCTAAGATGGGGAGCAGATGGTACAGCTGTTTGGGGCTCTGATAACTTATGCAGATGCTACTCAGTCAACACACGGACTTATGAGCACGACAGATAAGAAGAAACTAGATGCATATCCAACATATTCATCTATCCAGAGTACATATGCTACAAAATCAGAAATCACAAACATGTACAAGTATTGCGGTTCTGCCGCATCTGCAGACAAATTGCCGACAACAGGACAACGTGTTGGCGATGTTTATAACATCGAAACTGCTAGTAAATACGGTGGCGCCGGTATGAATGTAGCATGGAACGGTA